GACAGAGCGCAGCACCGGCACACCAAGCGCCAGCGTCTCAACGTGCGCCCGTCTCCGGCAAACCCGCATGGGCGCAGTAAGGAGCGCCAGCCATGAATGCCTCTTTACCCACGGCGCAGGCCTACCACCCGGGCTGCTTCAGTGACGCGTCTCAGTACCAGCAGTGGCGCACCTACGCCATCAAGGCCCGAGCTGGCGACAGCGACTACTGCACCGATTGCACCCGGGCATACCAGCACCAGATGATCAAACAGTGCCGCTGTTCCCATGCAAAAACCCGTTTCTTTGTTGACTGCGACGGTTACACCGAGGGTCGTCGCCCGGTCAGTGAACGTCTTGTCAATTGCAAGAAGAAAGGCAGGCGATGAAATGCTGGGTCTGCTCACGTCAAGCCCGGGGGTACGGTCATACCGACACCCGGCATCGCACAGGACAGGCCCAGCGGTATCCGCTGGACTGGGTCTTTTGTTCCGAACGCTGTCAAAAGGCGTTTCACGCCATGTACGGCAACTGGGTCAGATTGAAGGACGACCTCGTCGACTCGAAGGGGGTGACCATGGTTAATCTCTCTGAAGTCGAGAAAAACGCGATGGTTAAGTGCCTCAAGGCCTTCGGCGAAGCTGCCGGGGCTATCGGGTTCACCAAACCACTTGGTGACTATTCTGAATCCGAGGCTTTGAAGGTGATCGACTCCATCGTGACCTGTTTTACGCAGGCCATGGTCGAGCACCATGAAAAGTCCAAGTACCCACCAGTGCGTGGTCTACCAGAGGTTGCTGACCCAATGGCCAATCCGTTTGCCGACATGGAAAGCGACCTGCCCTGGGAGGATGCCAAATGATGGACTTCAACTCATCATCGAGCGTCAGTGGCCAGATCAGCTCGATGATCGATCTGGGTCTGCAAAAGGCACGTTCCAAGGAGAAATCCCGCCAGTATTTGGGCGCATCTCGTCTGGGCGTGTCGTGCGAGCGCGCCTTGCAATACGAGTACGCCCAAGCGCCGGTGGACCCGGGGCGGGAGACGCAGGGTCGCATTCTTCGCATTTTCGAGCGTGGTCACGTCAACGAAGACAGTATGGTCGCGTGGCTGCGTGCAGCCGGTTTCGATCTGCGCACTCACAAACCGAACGGCGAGCAGTTTGGGTTTTCAACGGCTGACGGCCGCTTGCAGGGACACATTGATGGTGTTCTTGTCGGTGGGCCAGAGGGATTCAGGTACCCGGCGCTTTGGGAGAACAAGTGCCTGGGCTCCAAATCCTGGCGCGACTTGGAGAAAAACAAGCTCGCGGTTTCCAAGCCGGTCTACGCCGCGCAAGTGGCCATCTACCAGGCCTACCTGGAGTTGCACGAGAACCCGGCCATCTTCACGGCGGTCAATGCCGACACGATGGACATCTACGCCGAGTTGGTGCCGTTCGATGCGGCGCTGGCCCAGCGCATGTCCGACCGAGGCGTGAAGGTGATTGCCGCCACTGAGGCAGGTGAATTGCTGCCTCGCGCCTACCTTGATGCTACCCACTTTGAATGCAAGTTTTGCGCGTGGCAAGACCGCTGCTGGAGGACAACCCAATGATCAAAACATCATTAACGCCCCATGTGGTCAGCGAACCCTTTGTCGATGCCCGCGAGGCAGCGTACACCATGAATCTGCCGATGTATTACATGACCAATGCCCGCCAACGCAGCAAACTTAACCTTCCTCACTACCACATCGGTCGCATGGTGCGGTTCAAGTTGTCGGAACTTGCTCAGTGGCTTCAAGTCCAGGGAGCCAGCCATGATGGACTTTAACGATGTGACACCGGGAGCATCACCGTCCACCGATGGCAACCGCGAAGAGATTCGCGCCAGCTTGCTGCTCCGGCTTGAGTCAGTGCTGATGGACATGTTTCCCGCTGGCAAGGTCAAACGTGGCAAGTTCCTGATCGGCGACATCCTGGGCAGCCCGGGCGATAGCCTGGAGATCGTGGTCACCGGCGAGAAAGCCGGTCTGTGGACAGATCGAGCGACCGGTCAGGGTGGAGACATCTTCGACCTGATTTCCGGCCACTTGGCCTTCAATGTCCATTCTGACTTTGCCAAGGTGCTGAGTTTTGCGGCCCAATTGGTCGGCAAAGTGCCGCAGGAGGCAACGCGCAAACGCAAGGCTGAGCCCGCCATTGATGAACTAGGCCCAGCAACGGCCAAATGGGAGTATCAGGATGGCGATGGCAAACTGATCGCCATCGTGTACCGCTATGACCCCCCTGGGCAGAAGAAGGAATTCCGTCCTTGGGATGTCAAACGCAAGAAGGCAGCGCCGCCTGATCCACGGCCACTCTACAACCAGCCCGGCATGCTCAAGTCAGATCGGGTGGTGGTGGTCGAGGGTGAAAAGTGTGCCAAGGCCCTGATCGATGCGGGCATCTGCGCCACCACCGCCATGCATGGAGCCAACGCGCCGGTGGACAAAACCGACTGGTCACCGCTGGCGGGCAAAACAGTGCTGATCTGGCCCGACAAGGACAAGCCGGGCTGGGAATATGCAGATCGTGCCGCGCAGGCGATGTTGGCCGCTGGAGCCAAGACCTGCCATATTCTGTACCCGCCAGAGGCTGCGGCCGAGGGGTGGGATGCAGCAGATGCTCAAGCCGAGGGCTTCGATGTTGCAGGCTTCATTGCTCACGGCCCGCGTATGCAGATGTACTTGGTGGCCGATGGCCCGGACTCCAACACCACCGGCAGTGCGACAGAAGAAGCTGTCTGGGGCACGGAAGATGCCCTGGCACTGTCGTTCACCCGGAGATATCACAACGATTGGCGCTACGTTGCCGGATGGGGCAAGTGGCTGGTCTGGGACGGTCTGCGCTGGCGTGCGGAAGACACCTTAGCTGCCAGCGACTTGATTCGGCATGTTTGTCGGCATGCATCGCTCAATGCGAGTAACCCCAGGATCGCAGCCAAATTGGCGGCATCGAGCACCATCGGTGGCGTTGAGCGCCTGGCACGCGCTGACCGTCGCCATGCAGCCACCACTGATGAGTGGGATGCGGATCCCTGGTTGCTCAACACCCCGGGTGGTGTCGTCGATCTCAGGAGTGGGCGGCTGCGAGCCCATGACAGAAACGACCGGATGACCAAGATCACCACCGCCACCCCTCGTGGCGAATGTCCGATCTGGCGGCAGTTCATCCATGAGGTCACTGGGGGCGATGTGGAAATGCAGACCTATCTGCAACGCATGGTGGGCTATGCCCTGACCGGGTCAACACGGGAGCACGCACTGTTCTTTCTGTACGGCACCGGTGCCAACGGAAAGTCAGTGTTCGTCAATACCCTGGCCGACATTCTGGGCGACTACGCCACCAATGCGCCGATGGACACGTTCATGGAAACCCGTACCGACCGCCATCCGACCGATATGGCCGGTCTGCGTGGGGCACGGTTCGTTGCTGCAATCGAGACCGAACAGGGTCGCCGCTGGGCTGAATCCAAGGTCAAAAACCTCACAGGTGGTGACAAGATCGCTGCGCGCTTCATGCGCCAGGACTTCTTTGAGTTCTTTCCGCAGTTCAAGTTGTTCGTTGCGGGCAACCACAAGCCTGCCATTCGCAATATCGACGAAGCCATGAAGCGGCGCTTGCACCTCATCCCCTTCACCATCACCGTGCCGCCTGAAAAGCGAGACAAACACCTTCAGCAAAAGCTCCTGGCCGAACGTGACGGAATCCTTGCCTGGGCACTGGAGGGCTGTTTGGCATGGCAGCGACTGGGTCGGCTTGATCGTCCACAGCAGGTCACTGATGCAACCGATGAGTATTTCGAAGCCGAGGATGCCCTGGGTCGCTGGCTTGATGAGCGTTGCGTGGGAGTCGACAGTGCCAAGTCACTGACCGCAGAGTTGTTCAACGACTGGAAGACCTGGGCCGAGGCTGCCGGTGAATTCATCGGTGCGCAACGCAGGTTTTCTGATTTGCTGATCACCCGTGGCTATGAGAAATGGCGCAACGGATCGGGTGTGCGTGGCTTCAAAGGCATCGGATTGAAGTCACCGCCCAGCGCCAGCTACACGCCCTACGCAGACAAATGACCCCATGAAAAACCCTCGGTCTGACGCAGTCGTCACAGTCCCTCGTTAACCCTCACACGTGAGGTGACCCGCACCTTATGGAAAGTTACGACAAGCTGTGACGACTGTGTCAGACCCACCCTGAAATGACACTAATCATGAACAACACAATCCTTACGCTTGACCTGGGCACCACCACTGGCTGGGCACTGCGACCTCAGAACGGCCAAACCGCTCACGGTTTCGTCACCTTCAAATCCCAGCGCTTCGAGGGCGGTGGCATGCGCTTCCTGCGCTTCAAACACTGGCTGGCTGAAATCAAAACGATGACTGGCGAAATCAACGCCGTGTACTTCGAGGAGGTACGCCGCCACGTTGGTGTCGATGCAGCCCACGTTTATGGCGGCTTGATGGCCACGCTCACCACTTGGTGCGAGCACCACTGCATCCCGTACCAGGGCGTGCCCGTGGGCACGATCAAGAAGCACGCCACAGGCAAAGGCAACGCAGGCAAGGCAGATGTCATTGCCGCCATGCGTGCCCTTGGCCACCCCGTCACCGACGACAACGAAGCCGATGCCCTGGCCATCCTGTACTGGGCGATGGATACCCAAGGAGAAAACGAATGAAAACACCAACACTGATTCCCATCGTCCCGACCACACTCAACGGCCAGTCTAGCCAAATGGTCGATGCGCGCGTCTTGCATGCATTTCTGCAATCGCGCCAGGACTATTCGACCTGGATCAAGAATCGGATTGTCAAGTACGGTTTCGAGATCGATATCGACTACTTGATCCATAAATCTGTGGAGCAAGTCCCCCATCAGGGCAGTTTGAGAACGACCGAGCGATTTGACTACTTCCTGACTATCGACATGGCCAAGGAACTCGCCATGATCGAACGCACCGCTAAAGGTCGCCAAGCCCGTCGCTACTTCCTGGACTGCGAGCGCCAGCTTCGTCAGTTGCAGCAAAGCCTGCCAGCCAACATGACTCATCAACGCACGGCCATTAGTGCAGGGCAACAACAAACCATCAACCGCCAAGCCTGGGCTGACGTGTCTGGCCAAGCCCATGCTGCCTTTCACGCACGACGTGAACAACTGCTGCGCGAGTGCCTCGATACACCCGAGCCGCGTCAGCGCATCGTCCCTCTGCACATGGTGCCGATTTGGGCACGTTGAAGGAGACTGAACATGAAAGTCCCCACCCACCACTACCAATGTCCACTTGGTCGCTTGCAGCCCACGATCACCGATCTGGACGCGATGAAAGAGCGAGGCTGGCGTGACCAGAGCATCCTTGTCGTCAACGCTGAGGATAAGCGGCTGGACTACCTCGAGCGTGAACTGGTGCGCCGCATCGGCGAGCGTTTGTATGGCACACCAAGGACACATCATGGCTGAGCGCAACACACCATGGACACCTGATGACGTGGCCAACCGCTTCGAGGACGCTGCGGTCACGGCAAGGCGACTGCCCTCGGCCAATGTGCAGGGCTACTTCAACGCGTGGCCCACCATCGTGCGCTGCCAATGGGAGATGCTGGCAACCGATGAGCGTGTGGTCTGTCGCTTCCCAACGACACCAAATGACGTGGAGCAGATGCTTGAGGTCATGCTCTGGGTGCAGTGGCTTGAGGTCGAGCAGCGCCACTTGGTCTGGATGCGTGCCAAGCGGTACGGCTGGCGAGAAATCTGTACACGATTCGGTTTTGATCGCACAACCGGATGGCGGCATTGGAACAAAGCCATGCAGACGATGGCTGAAAAGCTCAACGAATCCACGGCAGCAAGAAAGTGAATTGGCGTGATTAAGCTGCAATGCACATGCTCATGCGGAAATCAGCGGCGCCAGCCCAAATCTAGTGCTGCAACAGACCGACTGATTTCCCGTACATTTACGGCTATGGATGGAGAAAACCGCTGGTGATCAGTTGAGAATCAGTTGGTAATTAGCCACTCCGCCCCAGGTAAGAGGGGTCCTTCTTTCAGAAAATCCTATGCGGGGGGCAACAGCGCAAGACCCGCCCACCGACAGACTGCAAACCAGAGTTTGCAGGGGTTTGCACCAGCGGCAGGTTTGCACCCTGCGTGCCAAAGGGGGGGAATTCAATTCACACCCTTTGCATGAGTCAACGCCGCACAGCAAGCGATGACCTCCAGTATTTGGATGCCATCGGCTTTTTAGATCGTTAGCAATCTGACCTGTATTTTTTAGCCTGACTTTTCCTGAACCCGCCCTCAGCAACATCTGGCGGCGGGTTCTTTCGTTCAACTCCAGCGCTTGAGATGGCGCACCTCGCGGCCCGTTACTGGTTTTACAGACCTGTGCGGGCCTCACTTTTTTGGAAAGCTCGAAACCTTTGAATCCCCTCAACGTTGAGTACCGCAAGGTTGACGCGCTGATCCCGTTTGCCCGCAACCCTCGCACCCACAG